CCTTCGAGGTTCGCGCCCCGGAGGTTCGCGCCTCCGAGGTTCGCGCCCCGGAGGTCCGCACCTCCGAGGTTCGCGCCCCGGAGGTTCGCGCCCCGGAGGTCCGCACCTTCGAGAGAGAACCTGGGCAACAGGTTCCGCTCTTGAGCCCACGCTACGTAACCTCTACCCTCCGACGTCGCGAGCCAAGCCTGCGCCAGGTGCGTCCACTCGATCGACGCCACGCCGAGCGAGTCAAACCATACGAGGCCATCCTGACACGCTCCCGCTCGCACGAAGGCGGCGCGGTCAACCGTCACGCGAAAGCTCATGGCTCGCTCCCGGCGAGGGCCTTGACGATGAGGCGGAGCATCTCGTGGAGAGTGGCGGTGGCGCCTCCAGTCTCGTTTGCGGCGCGGGCCCCGGCATGCAGGCTGCGGACGTAGAGCTGGAGGTCCGCAGCCTCCGCTGTCGTGAGCCTCTTCATGGGCACCGTGTCCCCGTTCGGGGCTGGCGCGGGAGTCGGCGGCGCCACTGGTAACGCTTCGAGAAGCTGGTCCCGGAGGGAAATGGCCTCTTCGTCGGTCATTATAATGTACCTCTCGTCAAAGAGAATGTCCTGAGCGACGCTGTACCGGTGATCGAGACCGTGCTTCGTGAACGTAATCATCTTGCCCTCCTCCTCCACCCCTTCTTCTGACACGCCTGCGAGCACCACTTCTTCAGTTCCTTCTGCCTTGTCTGCGCAACCCACGTGACGCCGCAGCCTTCCAGTGCGCACGCCCGCACGACCGGTACCCTCTCCGCGACAAGCGCCGCCCGCCTGACCGCCGTGCCGCCGGCGTTGTGACACTTGGGCGAGCACCAGCGCTGGCATCTTCGCAGGCGCCTGAACTCGGCGACGCACCACCCGCATGTGGCGGTGCCTAGCTGGTGTCGACCCTCTGCGCGCTTTGCTCGGTACGCGTGCTTCGCGCAGCAAAAAAGGCGCTCCCCGACAACTGGAGCGCCGCACCATCTGCATCCGGTACATCCCCCGGCGATCGTTATTCCCACCCCTCAGCCAAGAGACGGAGCCAGACTTCGACCCCGAATCTCCTCCGCATGTCGTCCTGAATTGCGTTGCACATGCCGCGGATGGCCAAGTGCGATTCCATGCTGGCAAGCTTGCCGTGATCGATGCGTATGTCGCACACGAGCTTGCTGTGCTCCGCCGACCACGACACGGCCGCCGCCCGAAACCCGGGCAGCTTGTCGACCTCCGAAGAGAGGTACTCCGCCGCCTCGGGACTCACGGGTCCCGATCCGGAAGGAGCCGCTCGCCGTCTCGTGAGAGATGCAGCAACGGCCGTCGTGAAGCGTCGACGCAGCTCTTGAGCATGCGAACGAGCTCCCCGACGCCGTCGCCCGACGGCAGCTCCGGCCCCGTCCAGGCGACAATCTCACCCTCGTTTCCGTAGTGAACTTCGTAAATGTAGAACGTGCCATCAGGCTCTCGCACCATGCGGTGGTCCCACTCACGGATTCCGGGAGCGGGAGCGCCATCAGAATCGATCGTCGAGCTCGCCATGGTTCGTGTAGTTCGCCTCGTAGATTGCTTGGCGGATGCCATCCGTTCCCACGTCTCCTCGGGCCACCCCCTCCACCAACTCGCTGGCGAGCTCGGGCCCCGCTCCCCACTCCATCAGAAAGAGGCGCAGAACGGATCGGTAACGGTCGGCGACCGTCGCTTCCGACCGCTTTTCTAGCAGCAGCTCGGTGCATCGCCGCTGTGTGTCCCCGAGATTCCTAGCGAGCTGGGTGTTTTCGCGTACGAGCCCCGCCACGAGCGATGCCGCGCCACGTCCCTCTTCCATACGTGCCTCCCGAGGGCCCCGCGCCCTCTTCGATCTGTCCGTCACCGTCGTCACTGCACACCTTGGCGTCAACCCCAGGCCGCGAGCGCCGGAACCGGGTCAGGGTTCGTCTCCAGCGCCAGCGGGCTTATGCCCACGGCCTCCGCGACGACGATCTTGTACGGATCGCACGGCGCTCCCGTCATGCACCGCCCGCACACTCTCGGCGATCCGGTTAGCGCCCTGACCTTCGTCCCGCACCAGTAGCACCCCGTCTTCTCGCAGACGAATCGACTCATCGTTCCACTCCACTCCGCGCAACATCACCCGCGGCTTCCACGCCGCCCACGAACCAAGCCCTAGCGCCTCCCAGGCGAGCGCCCCTGCGACCGCGCCCTCGCTGGTGCTCGTGAATCCCGCGTACGCCGCCGACTCGCGAGCAGGCACCCCCGCGGCCAGCAGGCACAGGTACGTCTGCTGCCTCGGGGCCAGCGCCGCGAGACCTCGCTCGAGTCGAGCACGCTCGAACGGGCAGAGCGGAGGGAGGAAGCGCCAAAGGAGCTCACCCTTCCCGCCGTCGATGCCCTCACGCCGCAGCAGCTCTTGCCACGACCACCGGACCACCCCCACCGACAGGCCCATCTCCGCGGCTGTCTCGTCGGCGTCGAGCCCGCGAGCTCCCGCCTCGAAGATGCGCCGGTCGCGCGCGGACCACGACTCCGGGCCTACGCGTCGTCGCGCAAGGTCCGCGTTTCGCATCCGGTAATACGCACGAGTGGCCATGGGGCTCCCTTGTCGGGGGACGCTATGTACTTAGCGTGTACGTCATGGCGTGGAGCGAAGAGAAGTGGCGCGAGCACGGGTACTCTCGGATGCAGGTCCGCCTTCGCGAGCGACAACACCAGGAGTTCCTGGAGTACGCGCGAGCGACCGGTCAGACGCAAACCGCCGCGGTGGAGGAGATCTTGGAGGCCGGGCTCCAAACCCTTCGTGAGCGCCGGGGGCTGCGAGGCTGATGGCCAAGGGGCGCTCTATCTCTCGCGAGAAGCTGGCTCGCGTCATCGTGGCGGTCCGTAAGGGCAACCACCCCGACGTTGCTGCGCGGGCTTGCGGCGTGGAGCCCGCGGACTTCCGGTGGCTCTGGTCCACCGCGGCTTGCGAGGCACCCCCGCCGGACGCCGATCGGGCCATGTGGGATCTGGCTCGGTGGTTCCGCACTGGCGTCGAGGAGGCCGAGGCTGCGTTCGAGGTGGACGTGGTGACGAAGATCGCCGCCGAGGGGGGCATGGACGCCCGCCGTGAGTTGCTTTCCACGCGCTTCCGGGATCGCTGGGGGAAACCCGGCCAGGCCGGCAGCAAGACGGCGGGCGACGCGGGCAGTCCGGGCGCCCCCAGCGCCCTTGCCGCGATGACGGACGAGCAGTTGAAGCAGCGACTGCGCGATCTCATGGCTCCCCGCGATATCCCGGCTCTGCCGAGTCACGAGTCGGCGCAGGGCCCTAGCGGGACGAAGGAATGAGTACGAGAGTCCGCAACGAAGTGAATCGCGTCCTCGATATCGTGTCCGAGGCCGTGTACGAGGAGGCCAGGAAGCTCCATGGAACACCGGAGCTTCAAGGTATGCGCGTGTCCGTTCAGGGCATCGCGCCTGAGGGACTCGATCTGGAGACCATGACGGATGCGATGCTGGAAGACCTCGAAGCGATCATCGTCAGGGTGTTCGTGCATTCCGGATCTCGCTTCGTTGGATGGGAAGACACCATCGTGTTTGGCATGGCGGAGCGATACATAGTCTCCCACTCCAGAGAGTACGCGAGGTCCGCGTTCAGCGATGCAATCCGCCTGGCTCCACATGCGCCACTGCAATGACAACGCGCGTCGTATGTTGTCATGGTGCAGTCATTTCGAGAATGCTCTCTGCTGCCTAGTATTCGTCGCACCCATCATCATCACTCTGAGGCTAGTCGTCGCCGCATGGAAACGATCGCAACTCTGCTCATCGCGTACGTCTGCGTCCAGGTGATCGTTGTCATAGGAATCGTCATGGTTATCTATGGCGTCTGTTCTGGCCTACAACCAAAGCTCGAAAGGTTGTTTGAATGGATCGAGTCGGTACTGAGGAAGAGCTCCGGGCCGTAGCCAAGGAGATCGAATCCGAGATCGCCACGTCTCTCCCGTCGAGCTTTCAAATACGAGTAGGGATCGCTCCCAAGAGTGACACGCGACCTTCACCGGTGGCTGTTGTGGCCGTCATGCGTCGCTCCGAGAAGACGCCTTGCTTGACTGGCAAATCGAGGCTCGAGGGAACACTCGAGCACTCGGTGAGCACCATGAAGTCGCTTGTGAGGGCTACGGTAATGACCGCGGAAGCGTTTCTGTCAGAGTAGGTGCACAACGTGAAGCATTACAGGGTTTGTACATCCGCTAACCACGTGCAGGTCATCGACGTCAACAGTCGTGGGCACTTCGTATCGACCGTTGTGGCGACCGAGATCGATCACGCGCGGCACGACGAGGCCGAGGCTCTTGCGGACGCATTGGAGGCCACGGCACGACGCCTGCGCGCTCGCGCCGCCCGGGAGTACCTGGGCAAGAGGGACGAGTGAAGAAGGTCCCCGGGACCCCGTTCATCGTCCGCGACTGGGATCCGATGGAAGAGCAGGCGATGGTCCTCGCGTCCTGGATCCATGGGGTGCAGCGCGCCAAGTGGGCGGACCACCTCGGGTGCGCGGCGAAGCACATTGCGACTGGGCACGACACGGCGATCAAACGATGGATGGGCGCCGACCTACGAGGCCGCGTGAGTGTCGCCATCCACGAGGAGGCTCCGGACCTCGTCATCGGCTGGATGGCGTGGACAATGGGCGGTCAGAAGTCATCGGCACCAATCGTCCACTACATCTACGTTCGTGAGCGATACAGGCGCTCGCGTGTGGCATCCTCTCTGCTTGAGTCCACGATCGGGCCCGGATGGCGGAGCTCGAAGGTGCTATACACCCACAAGATGTCCCGTCTCGCCAAAGGGCCGGACGGGAGGGTCCCCGCGATCCCTCCTAACTGGGAGTTCTCGGTGTACCCGTTCTTTCACCCCAGCGACGGAGCATGACGACCATGGCGAAGAAGATCTCCCCGACGAAGGGCAACAACGGACTCAAGGGCACCCCCAAGCCGACCTCGAAGAACCAGCCCAAGCCGGGTGGCAAGTCGAAGGGCATGCCGAAGGGGAAGGGCTGCTGATGACGAGCAGCGAGTGGCGTGAGTACAAGGCAGGCAAGGCGCGAGCGCTCGCAGCCGCTGGACCGCGCCACGTGCTGTCGCCTGTCACCCCCAGGTACGTGCCGGAGTTGGGCCACAAGGACGCCATGAGGCTCCTGCGGATCGCGACGGTGGGGGCGAAGGCCGGGGGTCGGAAGCGCCATCCGAAGGCATTCGCTGCCATCAACGAGGCCATGCGCGACGTTGCCCCATGCGTCGCCTCCGTGCGTCGAGGGTGATGCCGTGGAAAAGGTAATGGCCATCGAGTGCGACCGTCCTATTCGGACACCGTCCTCGCGCCCTTCGGCGTACGGCCCCTACAGCAACCGCGAGGTGATTCACGTCTCGTGGCGCTCGGCAACGGGGTTCCCGGTGGACGCTCCTGAGCTCGAAGTCTACCGCCTCCCCAGCGGAGACTTCCTCGTGCGCCCGCATCATCGACCGGAGGCCCAGATCGTCGTGCTCCGCGAGCACGTGGTTTGGTACGAGCCGTGGCCTTCGGAGCCTGGCCCGCCGACGCCGGCGCCTGAGTCTCCCACTCCCAAGGAGGCGGCGAAGCCGAAGGCTGCCGCGAAGTAGTCCCATGTCCAGGCGATTCCTTGCATCGCAGGATCTCGCCCTCTGGAGAGCCCGGCTCGCGAAATGGCGCGGGACCGGGCTTTCGCTTTCCGACTACACGCGGAAGGAGGGCTATCGGCTCGACCAGGCGCAGTGGTGGGCATGGTACCTGGGCGGCAAGGTCGGCGACGAGCCCGAGGTCGCCGACGACGAGTCCGCTGTCGCGGAGGCGTACCAGGAGTGGGGTGAGGAGGTGGCCGCGGTTCTCGCCACGGCCCCGCAGGAGCTCACCGCCGAGCCCGCTGGGGCCCACGCCACGTCCGAGGCCGACGACCGCGCGCGTCTTGAGGAGGCCGTCCTCATTGCGGAGGAGTTGCGCAGGCGCGAGTTCGCGAACTCGTCGTGGCGCTACATCCCCGAGTTCCCGACGCCGAAGCAGAAAGAGTTCTTGGAGTGCTCCGCGACAGAGGTGCTCTTCGGGGGCAGCGCAGGCGGCGGCAAGTCGTCTGCGATTCTCCAGGCAGCACTACAATTCGTCCATGTGCCGTACTACTCGGCGATCATCCTGAGGAGAACGTACGCTGACCTCTCACGCGCAGGAGCCATCATGGACCGCGCGGACAGGTGGCTACGCGGCACCGACGCAAAGTGGAACTCTCTCAAGAAAGAGTGGACGTTCCCAAACGGAGCGAAACTCGCGTTCGGATACATCGATACGGAGAAGGACAAGTACAACTATCAGGGTGCAGAGTACCAGTTCGTCGGGATAGACGAAGTGACGCAGATGCCTGAGTCCTGGTACCTCTACATGTTCTCTCGTATCCGCAAGCCTGCGAACATGCCGGTGCCGCTGCGCATGAGGGCCACCGCCAACCCCGGCGGCATCGGGCACGTGTGGGTCAAGCGCAGGTTCATCGACGGGGTCGTCCGCCCAGACGAAGAGCGGCCCATCTTCATCCCGTCACGACTCGAGGACAACCCTCACATCAACGTCAAGGAGTACGAGAAGAGCCTCTCCAAGCTGGACGAGGTTACGCGTAGACAACTGAGGGACGGCATCTGGGTACAGGACAATTCGACGCTCGTGTTCCGCTATGTCGACTCCAACATGGGTATCGACGAGGCGCCGGAGTGCGAGTTCTACTGCCTTGGGGCCGACTACGGGTTCACCGACTCGTCTGCGTTCGTGGTGCTTGGTTGGAACTCTGGCAGCAGCGTCGTGTACGTAGTTGAGTCTCATAAGTTTCCGAAGATGACTCCTTCCGATGCCGCCGAGTATGTCGAGGCTCTGGACAAGACGTACAAGTTCTCGAAGATGGTTGGTGACGCTGGAGGAATGGGGAAGGCGTACGTCGAGGAGGCTCGTCAGCGGTTTGGGCTCGCCATAGACCCGGCAGAGAAGCAGAAGAAATCAGCCTTCATTCGATTCCTCGTTGGGGACATGGAGCGCGGCGGAATCAAGTTCGTTCGTGGTCGCAACGACGCGCTCATTGAGGAGATGTCAGAACTCCCGTGGAGAGACGACCGGCAGTTGCCCGAAGACGGCTTCGAGGACCATCTCTGCGACGCGCTCCTGTACGGATGGCGCACCACGACCGCGTACACGCACCGCGACGGTCCAGAAGAGGAAAAGCCGGAACCTGGATCTGATGCGTACTACGAGCGAGAGGAGGAGCGGATGTTGGAAGCAATTGAGCGCTCCATCGGCCAGGAGAAGCGCCCGTACTGGGAAGTGGATAACGGGCCCTTCTATGACGCGGAATACTGGAGAACATACGTATGATCGACTGGGACAAGGTGAACGCGCTTCTGTTGAGCGACAGTCTGAAGACGCTCAGTTACTCAGAGAGTGAGACAGGAAAGTCAATCATGATGTCGTTCTCGCACACGGACGAAAACGCGCATGGGCAAACGGCGCGAAGTAACGATTCAGACGAGCCAACGATGACACGCAATCTGGAGCCGACGGATCCCGCGAGCCCAGAGTTCCGCGCCGCGCGGTTGAGACTCCAAATGATGTACGCGCACACTGGGGCGCAGCCGAGTGACGAGGATGTGCTAGGGTACATGGCCTCGGAGGGACTTATCTGACAGGTCTGCCCTCCGATACAGCACGGAGGGCCGCATGACTGCGGAGCGAGGGATCCTCGGAGGCATCCGAGTCAAGTCGAAGCCGATTCGACGCGGAAACCCGCGTGCTCGGGCTCTCAAGGGAGAGTTAGAGTCCGGTCCCGGCGCGGACCTGCGGTGGCACCTGCCCCCCGACGGCGACAGCGAGGAGGACTCGAGGCACCAGCGCCTGACGAGCATGGTTCGCAGGATCGCGCAGAATCAGCCGTACAGGCGCGCGTCTTTTCTTCACTGGGCCAGGATGTACTCCGACGTGGAGTTCCCTTCCCTTCAGCGTTCCGTCGCAACGCCGACCACGTTCTCGCCAGCGCGACTCACGTTCAACGCGACGAAGAACGCGATCGACACGCTGGTTGCAAAAATCGCCAAAAACAAGCCGCTGCCCATGTTTCTCACGAACGGGGCAAAGCGGAAGGACAAGGCGAAGGCGAAGGCGATGACGTGGGTCGTCGACGCCATGTTCTCGCGGATGAAGTTCTTCGAGACGGCTACCTCGGTAGTGCTCGACTGCGCGGTCTTCGGGACCGGAATGATGAAGATCTGGCGAGAGCCAGGGGACGACAAGGTCCAGTGCGAGCGCGTGTATCCGTGGGAGGTCTGGGTCGACGAGGCGGACGGGCAGGACGCTCGACCGCGCAGCATCTACCACGTTCGCTGGATCGATCGAGGCGTTCTGGCGGAGATGTTCCCCGACCAGCGCGACGAAATCATGCGCGCGAGGTCCGAGTCCATCGTGGACCATGGAGCGCAGCAAGCCGATCTGACGAGCGACCGCGTGCAGGTCATCGAGGCGTGGCACCTCCCCAGCGGCCCGAAGGCGACTGACGGCCGGCACTGCATCTGCGTGGAGAACGCGACCCTCCTTGACGAGGAGTACACGCGCGATGAGTTCCCGATCCTCGTCTTGCGCCGACAGATGCCGCTCTGGGGGTTCTGGGGCATCGGCGTCGCGCAGGAGGTGGCGGGGATCCAGTACGAGCTCAACGTCGTCTCCTCGAAGGTCCAGCGCTCCCACCATCTGCTGGGCGGGAGCATGTGGCTCGTCCCCGAGAGCGCGGGGATTCCTTCCGGGCACATCGACAACGGGATCGGGACGGTCGTGAGGTACCGCGGCCCAGTTCCACCGCAGGCGGTCGCGACCACGCCAGTGCACCCCCAGACGTACCAGCACATGATGGGGTTGATTCCGAAGGTCTACGAGCTCTCCGGAATCAGCCAGCTTTCCGCGACATCCCAGAAACCGGCGGGGCTCGAGTCCGGCGAGGCGCTGCGGCAGTTCAACGACATCGAAACCGAACGATTCCTGGTCTTCGGTGCCGCGTACGAGAACTTCTGCATCGAGGCAGGTCGACACGTTGTCTACCACTGCCGCGACATCGCGAACGACAACCCGGGTTGGTCGATCCAGGTCAAGCGCCGCACCCACCTCGATACGGTCGACTTCAAGGAGATCGCGCTCGAGGAGGACTCCTACTTCATTCAGGCATACCCAACGGCGCACCTCGCCCGCACGCCTGGTGCTCGGTTCTCCCAGATCAAGGAGCTCGCAGCGGCGGGTTGGATCACGACCGAGCAGGCCAAGATCCTGCTCGACTTCCCCGATCTGGAGAGTGTCCTGTCGCCCGAGACCGCGTCGTACCGTGCGACGGAGAAGGCCATTCAGAAGATCCTGGACGAGGGCGTCTACGTCCCGCCGGTGCCTGCGATGAATCTCCAGCAGGCTCGCGCGATGGCGCAGCTCGCGTGGGTCGAGGCA